GATTTTGCCAGGTGCCTCCTTGCGGCGACGATACTTTTATATTTAGAGATAATCTTTACGTTGATGATGCTCAGGAACGATCTTCGTCAGGGTAATTGACAGAAGTCCGTCTTCAAATACGACGTTGGAGACCTCTGTGTCATCAGCGAGGGTCCAGGATCTCTCAAAGTTTCTTTGAGCCAATCCCTTGTGGATAAATGTTCCCTCTTCATCAGATACTTCTTTTTCCCCCCTGACAAAAAGTTTTCCATACTCGGTGTAAGCATGAACTTGCTCCTTTTTAAATCCAGCTAATGCAATTTCTAGACGTGTTTCACTATTATTTACTTGAATTACATTATATGGTGGATAATTGTGATTTGATACACTGAAAATTCGATCAAAGTATTCATCCATTCCAATAGAATTTTTAGTAATTCTATCCATCAATTGATCCAAATTGGCAGCATTGTACTTTGTAAGTGTCATTTGTACTTCTCCTTTGAAAGCGAGATTTGATTGTGTAGACCCTTTCGGCGTCCAATACTAATTATATCAAAAATATAAAAAAGGGAGGTGTTGAAGTCCCCCCATTTTTATTCGGTTTCTTCGGTCTTTCCTCTTTTACCAATATTGTATTTCTGTTCCAATGTCCAATCATTCTTATCTTTGTAAGATAGGACCTTAATTTGATTCAATGGTGCAATATCAAGAATCGAATCTTCATTAGTGATTGTAATCAGTCCCCAATCAGCAAGAAGTTTGGTAATACGATTACGACGTTGAACATCATTGATAGTAAGATTTGCATACTTACCATCAAGAGCAAACAACTCTTTGAAATGAACAATATAATACTTACCTTGTTTATGTAGAATATGACAAGATTGATATAACTTTTTTTCCTTTCTAGAAGCTACACCGATACGAGTCAGAGTCTCACGTACTTTAAGAAAATCATCAGGTTCATTTAATCGGATCTCAACCATTTTATCTTGAGACCAATTAACCTGAGGTTCAGTTGTTTGGGTCATTTTGTTCCACCAGTTTCAAGTCGTTGTTTGATAAATTCAATTTGCTCATTGGATAGAATTTTCAGAGCTTGAGATGCCTTTTCATTATTATATTGATAATAACGTTTTACATACTCTAAATCTGATACTTTCTCTTTTTTAAGCCAAGGAGAAAATCTTTTTCTCTTTCTAACAATATTTATATAAAAGTTATACTGCATATCTTTATCTAAGAAATGATACTTATTCATCTCATTAGTAAATAAAATACAGTCAAGATGACCAGAGAGACATCGATTTATAATAAAAGGAGGATATTCCTTTGATAAAGTCGGATCATCTATGAGTAGATTTTCTTTCGTAAAGTTAATTGAATTCAGCCAGTCCTTGAGTTCCATAATCATTTAAAAGTGCATTCAACCATGATCTCAGTGAGACATGCCAACATATTTATTTCTTGGTCTGCGACAAAAGAACTTTGATACTGATACTTCGCAATAATAAGAACTGCAGCAGCAATACCAGAACCCTCTAGGTGTGTGTATATCGAGTCATAAACACTACGAAGAAGGACACTAGGATCATTGTCAAGGTTATCGACCACCCATTTACGAACCTTCGCAAATTCCTTTTCCTTGAGACTTTTAAAGAGATCATCTGTTTTTACGTTACTAAATGCTGCGAGAATACCAGTGTCATCGTTGAAGTTCATTCAAAACTCTCCTCCAATCAGGAAAGTGTTTGTTGATCAGTTCGGCAAGAACTTTTTGATCATATTCGATACTTTCTTTCTCAAGAATAGTCCTGAGACGCTGGAAGAATTTTGCCGCAAGTTGTTGTTTGTCTTTTCCTCTGATTGTGAAGTCAACAACTGCACATCTTGAATGAAGGGGTTCAATGATTTTGTTTTTGTAGTTACATGTGAAGATGAATCTACAGTTACCAATAAATTCCTCAGTAAACGCCCGTAAGCAGAGTTGAACATCTGGCGTTGTGTTATCTGCTTCGTCAATGATGATGACTTTGTGTTTAGCATCTGACGAAAGCGATACGGTGGAAGCGAAGTTTTTCGCATTGTTTCGGACAGTATCGAGGAATCTACCTTCGTCGGATCCATTGATGACATAATAATCTACTCCAAGTTCATTACAAAGTGCTTTGGCTACAGTTGTCTTTCCACATCCTGGTGGACCAGAAAGAAGAAGATTTGGAACTTCACCTTTCTTCAAAAAATCCTGAAATGTTTTTTTAATTCCATCAGGAAGAATACATTCTTCAATTGTTTTGGGCCTATAAAACTCGGTCCAAATAAATTCATCACGACTCATAATTTATACCCAGTCAGGTTTACGATGTGGTAGGCGAAGATAATTATCTTTCACCCAAGGTTTAGAAGCAATATACATTTTGTATGCAGTAAATGTATCAATGCTTGTATCAAGTTTATATTCTTCAGGCATAGCTCTGACAAATGGTGTGTGATTGCTATAGTTCACATTTGGAAAGATTTCATTTGCAGCAAGAAGTGTATGAAAGCAAGTATGAGTTTTTTCATATCTTGCAGAGTATTCTTGACACAATGCAAATCCATGAACTAGTAACCATCGTGCATTTTCTTCAGATTCATTTGCCCAAATAGTACAAGGATGATTACGAAAAGCACCCTTCTCCGTAGCATAGGGAGTACCGTCTGCTTTGGGAAGAGTGCCGTATCCATGTCCCCACTTGTCTGATGCAACGATAGAAAGCATCTGACAAGTCTCTAGGGGCATCTTAACGATGTGTTTATCGGGAAGAACTTGTGCTGATTTTGTTGGACATAATGATGTGACAAAAATATTCATTCCAAAGGTCTCTCAAATTCATTAATAACAATATCAGAAGCGTTCAATTCTGACTTCATATATTCTACAGCATCCATAGGTTTTGTGTGATCTCCACATGTAAATACGTCACAAATCGCCATACCTTTTTCTGGCCAAGTATGAATACTGATATGACTTTCAGCAAGAAGTACAATAGCAGTGACACCTTGAGGAGAAAACTTATGAGAATGTAATTTGATTAATGTGGAGTTTGCCCATACAGATGCTTGATACATAATGTCCCTGATAAAACCTTCATCGTTTAATTCATCAGGGAGACACCCCTTCAATGTAAAGAGTATATGTTTCATTCACCAAAAGTAGAATCGGGTTCCAGAGCAATGTAATAAGTTACATCAATATTCTGATTACTAAAACGAGACAAAAGTTTAGAAGAAACAACTACATCATAGTTACCAGGGACAATCTTAAGATTCTCTTCTTTAAAATTAAAGACAAAGTTTTCGTCAGTTTCTCCAACAACAATAGAGAAATCATTGGAGGTATCATTCTTCTTGTCACGAGCAACAAGTTTAACGACACCATTCTCACCAATTGCAGAAATATCAGGAAGTTGATATACCGATGCAGCTTTTTTCAGTTTCTCAAGTTGTTGAGATGTCAGAACAAAACAGACATCCTCAGAAGGAAGAGTAATTTCTTTTTCTGGTGGAGCAACAATCACTGAAGGATCAGCAAAGAAATACTTAGAACGTGACTTACCTTCTTTGATTACGACATATTGATCATTCTCAAAATCTAGATCAGGAGAAGAATGAAGAGAAAGACCATTCAGAAATTGGTTAAGATCATAGATACCGAAGTCTTTAGGAAATGTCTCTGAGACATTTGCTTCTACCAAAATATTCTTCATCACAGAAATAGTACGAAGCTTATTTCCCTCCTTGAAAAGAAGAGATTGATTGATAGAAGAAAAGTTTTTCAGAAGACTGATAGTTGATTCAGAAAGTTTCATAATCAAAAGTTATAGTGATTTTGTTGTTTGTGAAGACCAGCAAAGTGGTAGAGAAGAATACAATAATGAATTGCTTTCAGAATGTCAAGTTTTGATTTACCATTTTTCTTACCAAATCGTGAAAGATACTTGATTGCATTTGAACGAGTAAAGGCTTCTGCATCACCAATACTTTCAATTAAATCAAGAGTTTGAGTCTTGGATTCTTTAGATGTATAGTGAGATGAATAAGTTCCAGATATATAATCTCTAATTTCCTTCATAGTCAAATCTTCTTCATATTTCCAGAAATTATTATCTGGATGAAGATTCAAATTAAGTTCATTTTCATTCATGTTCGATAAACACTCATCATTAGATTGATTTCTGAGGGGAGTCCATTCGACTCCCCATTCAGGGAAAGAGTCAGTCATTTATAAAATAACAAACACATATAGTCAATTATATCAAGTAGACTTGTATGTGTCAATAGAATCTTCTGATGGCATCACAAAGTCTTCTGATGGTATCACAAAGTTGGCATCAACCTTATCATAAAGTTCCAAGAAAGAGGATTTAACTTCTTCATCAAATCGATTAGTACAGACTTCAATAGCCTTTGACTTATCGTTGAAGATACTATATGCACGAATGATATGAACCAAACGACGAGTACTAATGATTTCTTCAATACCTCCATCGTAGAAAGTCTTACGGATAATATCTGCCCAATCTACAAGATGCTTACAGAATTGTGAATCATTTACACCCAATTCAGAAGAGATCTTTTCAAGAATCTTCTGTTCGATATTAGGAGAAGGATACATCTGTTCAAAAGTAACACAGAACCTTTCAAGAAATGCTTCGTTCAGAACATTTGTACCGATGAAACGACCGTCATCAGAACCTTTACCTTTAGTGTTAGCAGTGGCAACCACATTAAATCCATCAGCAGGTTTAATGAACTTACCAATCTTCTTCAGAAAAACACCTTTACCTTCCAGAATAGATTGAAGACACAGAATCTTGTTAGAAGCAAGATCAATTTCATCTAGAAGCAACACAGCTCCACGTTCCAGAGCTTCGATGACAGGACCATTATGCCAAACAGTTTCACCATTAATAAGACGAAAACCACCAATAAGATCATCTTCATCAGTTTCGATGGTAATGTTGACACGAATCAACTCCCTTTTAAGTTGAGCACAAGCTTGTTCAACCAGAAACGTTTTACCGTTACCCGACAGACCCGTAATGAACGCAGGATAAAAGAGACGGGACTGAATAATTTTTTTAATATCACCAAAGTTACCAAACTTGACGAAGGTATCATCTTTATCAGGAATAAGGTTTTGTTCCACAGCAGGAAGAGCAGCAGGAGCTTGATAAGTACGTTCAATTTCCTCAAGTTTTTGAGGAGTCACTTCAAGATTCCATTTGCCACGACCGATTTTATAATCTTCAAGTTTTTTGGTGATGGTTTGATAGTTACTATCATTCATCGTACACCAGGCACGAATATCACCAGAAGTAACACTGTTGCCATAAAGTGCTTGAAGAGAAGAAATAACGTATTCAGTAGAGATTGTCATGATGAAAGGAGGTTTGTTCAACAGTTATAGTATAGAGGAAAGCCATCCCCTGTGGGAGATGGCTGGGACAGTTTTTAA